GGGATTGGTCACTCCTTTCGCATCGAACCATTGGCGGGAAGGCGAATCACCGGACACGTCCAGCAGCTTGCGCATGTAGTTCTGACCCTCGGGACTGATCTTGGTGAAGTCACCTTGATCCAGTGCGGCCAACTGAGGGGAGCCCAAACGGCCCTGGCCTTGGTTGTATGCCAAAGCGGCCTTCAGCAAGTCACCCTGATAGGCGCCTTTGAGGTCCTTGAGGTGACGGGCAATCGCGGAGACTGCCTTCTGTGGGTCCAAGCGGTCTTGAGGGGTCATCAGCCCGTAAGCCTTGCCGGTCAGCTCTGTGAACTGCCCGAGACCCAAGGGGCCTGTAGGAGACTTGGCGGTGGAGTTAAAGCTCGACTCGTTGTAGATGAGCTTGTGCATGAACTCATAAGGGATTTCGTTGCGGTCAGCTTCTTGTCGAATTAGGGCGTCGTAGGGCGTGCCCTTAGCCTTCACGGCTTCATAGTCATCACTCATAGAGTTCTCCTTTATTTAGGTCATTGTTTGCGGGCACCTCCGAGGATGTACCGGTCATGTAGCTCTTGATCTTTCTGCGCAGACTTCACGTTCTTGTCGAAGGCCGCTTGTTTCTGTTGTGCAGCACGATCCCGCGCAAGGTTGCCAAGAGCGTCCTTACTGATTCGGAGTCGGCGCCCTGTGAGGGACTGAATAATGATGTTGCCCTGAGTCGCAGTGACGGTTAGGCCACCCGCTCCCCAGTCAGCGTCTTTACGAAGGTTCTGCATGGTTTCGTCGATGATCGACTTGCCGGTCTCCCAGGAAGTGACATCGTTAACGTCCGTCATGAGGTCCCGCTTACTGACCATCCCGTGGAAGCTGTTCGAGCTGAAGGTGCCCTTGTCATCGGTGAACGACACAGCGGTTTTCTTCAGGTACTCCGAGACTGCACTTGCTGCTTCGTTGGAGTCGCCAGACCGCAATGTCACCGCATCGAATACCTGACGGGCTTGGCTCTCGAACTGTCCAGGGATGAACTTGAGTTCCTTGTAGCCGCTGTCGTTCTTGACCGAAGACCACTGTTCATCTCGAAACTTGGACTCGTCCTTACTAAGCCCCTTCTTGGACTTCTCGGCATCTATCAAAATCTGTGGATCAATCCCCGACTCTGCTGAATACCGAAGCTTCTCAAGGAGGCCCGCTTGATCCGGGAAGAGCTGGGCAATGGTTGAAGGATCTTGCTGATAGGCCGCTTGAAGCTCCTTCAGGCGAGGCATGTCCTCGGTCGGTTCAGGGTTAAGCAAAGCTCCTTGCCATTCCCGAGAGGCGTCCGTTAAGAGGGTCTTGAAGTTCTCTTGAAACGGCCCCTTGTCGTAGTCAGCGCGAAGCAACGCAGCCTTCATTGCGGACTTGCTCTCTTCAGGGATAGACATAGCATTGATCTGATTCAGCTTATTGGCTGCATAGGTCGCCATGTCGCTCTCTTTGAACTCCCCGGTGTTGGCATTCACTGGGAGGAACTTGGGGGATACCGCGACGTTCTCCTGACTCATTCGGCGTGTGTAAGCGTCATCAATGACAGCCTGGCGGTTGTCTGCCTGGGCTGCTTGCTGCAACTTCAAGAGCCCCGCCTGTGAGTCCTGGGCGACCTTGGCAATCATCTGTTTCTTTGCGTCGATCAGCTTTTGACGTTGAGGCGTCATTTGCTCGCCTGTCTGAAGCCAGTCGTTCCCCTGCTCAAGCTTGTTGAGAGCCTGCCAGCCAGCGGCGGGGTCTGCCTGATGGACCGCGTTAGCAAGGCCCAGCTCGAACTCTTCGTTGCGCTTTGAGTTGCGCGTGTAGGTGGACGTAGCGGCTTTCATTTTCAGGTTATCCATCATCTCAGGACCCAACAAATCGGAGACCTTACGCTGGCCCCCGTAGACGTTGATTGTCTTGTCTCCAAGGTTGTCCAGCAGTGTCACACCGCCGTCCTTCTCCACAGCCGCTGAGGCAACGCGCTGAAGAGCCTGGACTGCATGCCCGTCGCTCGGGAACACACCAGTCTTCAAGTTGTTATTGAAGTAGCTCGCAAAGTGTTCCGCGCTTGCAGGGTTCCCCAGGATCTTCGGGTCATCCAACATCGGCTGTAGGTCAGCCTGTGTCTCAAGGACCGCTTGGGTCTCAAGGTTCTTCGAGAGGTATTGCGAATGCAGGTCGTAGACGGCTGCGTTTCGTTGCGTGATGTCTGAGTTGAAACCCTGCTGGTACATGGAGTCATTGGGATCAATGCCCGCCATCTCCGCGTAATTCTTAGCCTTCTGTTCCATGCGAGCCTGGCGCCATTCATCCAGCTCTTTACGGGTTCGAAAGGTCCCCTTCTGGATTTCCGTCTGGACCTCATTGTCCACCTCGTAGGCGGCGTTGCGGCCCGACTTGAGGCGCAGTTGCTGCATTGCATCCGGGTCATCTGCATAGAGCAAAGTACCCTCCCCGATTGCCTGTCGGCGCTGCTCAGGCGTTAGCTTGCGGATAATTTCATTCGAGCGCTCATCTGCCTGGGACTTACGGTTCTGCTCATAGGAAGCAAACGTGTCACCGCCCGCCTTGATGAAGTTCCGCATGGCTTCCCCCAAGGAGTTGTCAATAACGGGCTTCGCAATCCGTGCTGCCTGATAGCCTGTGCCTGACCCCGGACGGAAGCCTTGACGGCCTCCTGTTGTTTGGGCTGATTGGCCCAGTGCCTGTGCAATTTCATTAGCCATTACGCTGTCTTACCTCCCGCTGGTGTCGTTGAGGCGCCCTTACCGAACTTGCCACCAGATGCCGTGTAGGCACTGCCTCCAGCAGAAACGATATTCAGGGCGTTGGCGATGTTGTTCACCTTGTAGTTGTTACCACCTGCACCACGAACAGCAGCCTTAGAGTTCTCAGAGCTACCCACGCGATTCGCAAAGATCGCCTGATAGTCCCGCTCGTAGTTTTCAGTGATGTTCATCTTCTGCGCCGATGCATCGTTGGCTACAGAGTTCTTGATGCGGTCCATTGAGTTGCCTGCAAGACCAGACTCACCCACAGCAGCATTGATGGTCCCTTGGTTCCGTAGGGCCTGTAGGTTCACCTCTGTGAGCTGACGGCGGGCCTCATCGTGTTTATCCACGGTTGCAAGCTTCTGATCGTTCTCGGCAAAGTTGGCTTGTTTGACGATTTCGTTTTGAGACTTACGTTCGTTGTCTGTCATCTGGCCCTTAGCCTTGGCCCCTTCAGATGCACTCATTGCTGCACCGGCCACAGCGACAACCGCCAGACCGATGCTTACGGGTTCGCACATAGCGCCGCCCTCCTATAGCCAGAATTGTTTAAAGGCAAATCCGGCAGGTGACATAAAGATGCCCTCGTTGAAGGAGGCTCCCAGCTTTGTCAGCAAGCGGATGTGTGCGTGGTTGTCCACGGAAACCCAGTTGGTCTTAGGACTCGGTGAGCGCTGCTTGACCCAATCAAGGTTTGCTTTAAGCAGGCGGTAAAACTGGAAGCGTTCGGCTGGGGTCAGCATGTGGACCACATTGGTAGTCACGAACCAGATACCCAGCTCGGTATGCCCACCTACTGCTAAGACCAGGGAGCCCAGGACGATTGCCTGGGCGTTTTCCTCAATTGCTTCCGGGAGAACATCGCGGGGGTCTCTACCGGCTTTCATACAGTGAAACTCTTGAAGGTCCGAAGCGCATAGGTCCGCAGCAGCAGCCTTTAAATGGGCCTCGGTAGCCTTAATCAATCGCATAGATTCCTCCTTGTGTTTGTTATCTCCTTACACGCCACTTGAACGGCGCATGTAGTTGCCCTCCCAGCCACACCCGATGATGTTCAGGGGAACCGGTGCATAGGACGAAAGGGTGACGCTTTGAACCTTGGCATTACCTGTCACCGGGAACTTGTACTGCCCCGTGCCCAGCGTGAGCCCGCCCAGTACCGCTTCAGTGCCCACGCGACCGCCTGCCATCACGTACACAAACTGGGAAGACCCGTTGTTCACGCTGATTTCAAAGGCACCGGAAGAGTCGTAGTTGACCCAGGCACGGCGTAGCTGAAGGCGTCCGATGTCCTCGGTATTAGTCGTACCGTCATCCGCTGTCTGCTTGATGAGAAACTTCGAGAACTCATACTGGAATCCGTACTCATGGCCGATGATGAAAGTAGTGCCCATCCGATTCCCGACGAACCTGATACGGTCGTCTACATTCCAGTTGTCCGAGGTGTGGCGCTCTAAGACGCCTTTAGGGTCCAGCGTGTAGAACACTGAAAGGGAATCAGGGACGCCCCCGTAGATGTCGCTGAGACTTGCATAGGTCTCGTTCAGATCCTCGTCGTACCGCGTAGGCATCATCAGCTTCTTCATGTCCATATAGGCGCGGTAAGGCTCCTGCATGTAATCCACGGTGTCCGCTGTGAACTCGATACGCTCAAGGCACATACCGACACCCACACGCTCGTTGAGTAGATACATGTAGGAGCCAATGCAGTCAGCGGCCAGGACGCGGTTGTTGATACCGAATTCCCAGTGCGACCACGATTGCTGCACCAGCTCTTCCTTGAGGTAGAGAAACTTGTAGATGTAAACCTTGTTCTCTTCGGTGTCCGAAAGGATGGAGACGAAGTTTTCAGTGCCTGACCCGTGGATGTGATAGACCATGT